AGATGAAAGTATTGAAGTCTGATTAGTTACAATGTCATACGTCCAGTAGATTGTTGATGTGCCGACGTTAGTTGGGTTATACACTACGCGAATCAAAGAGTCTAAAGTCCAGAATAAACCCGCTGGCGCAGTTGTACCGCCACGCACTGGTAAGCCTTTAACTACTTTTGTAGCGGCTACGTTATTCTGGTTAGCGTCTGCGCCGACCCAATTTGTGAGGTCTCCAGCGGAGTTATTTTGTAATAAGCCGTTATTACCGTAAACAAATAGGTAGGGATACAGCATTACGCATCCGCCTGAGACGGCAATGTTATTGTCAAACGTAAATGAAGTTGGGCTACCGCTAACCGCGTTACTAATAGTTACTGTAGTTAACGGGCTAGGGCTAGTGACCACTGTCACCGCAGTAACAGTAGTATTAGCAGGAATACCAGTTCCGGTAACAGTTTGCCCTATGCCGATTAAGCGGTTCTCAGTAGGAATTGAAATAGTATTACCAGTAGCTGTGCCCGTAGCGGTAAACACACCCACTTTAGACATTGAACCGCCAGGAAATGTTCCGTATAAAACAGGGGTATTTACTGTACTGTCAATATCTTCTAGGTTTTGTCCTGGATGGGCTATGATTGTTAAAGCACCTGAACCTGCTGAATCATAAGAAATATCAAACTGCCAGAGGTTATTAGCATTAGCAGTAAAATTATTTAAAGTGATCGGGTATGGTCCAGAACCTACACCGTCATCATTGTCTGTTTGCCAATATTGCAATGAATCAGAATATCCACCGTAAACATAATTCTCGCCGTCTTGAGACTGCATAGCCATACCCCTAGTAATACCAGGAGCATTTATAAATATACCTTTGTATCCCCAGATTTTACGAGGGCGACCCCGCTGAAAGCGCACCCATACACCATCGACGTAACAGGGCGCGTCAAAGAGAGTTCCGTCTCTTTGAATACCTGGAGCAATCGATAGGTTATAGACTTCAGCGGTCATTAAATACTGCCTCCACTGATACCGCCTACAAAGTTACCTGTACCTGAAAAATTACCGAATCCAGTAAATGTCCAACCTGAAGAGGTGAAGTTAGCCGCTTGTGCATTACCTATTACAAAACCAACTTCACCACTAGCGGGTAAATACAAACCAGAGTTTAAATCTCCAGAAAACTTGAGTGAAGGTACAGAAAGTGAACCGTTACCGAGGGTTAAAGATGTAATACTGCTTGCGACACCTGATGACGCGTTGTATACGTTTGTGCCGTCACAAATAATCAATAATGTTGTGTTTTGAGGAACAGTAACAGTCTGAGCACCTGTTGAGGTTGTTTTAAAAGTTAAAGTAAAAGATCCAGTAGTCTGATTATTAATTGAATACAATTGAACAGTAGGCGGAAGGATGACGATTTGATTGCTAGTCAAAGTTCCGCTAATTTCTTGAATTAGGTTTGATGCCTGTGAAGCCGTCTCAGTATATGTACCGCCAGTGACTACCAATGAGAGAATAGTAAATGCAAACTGCGTGGCTTGACCGTAACCAAATGTATTCCAACTTGTACCGTTAGAAACAATAACAAAAGACTCAGTTAATTGCAGTTGAGCAGATACGTTACCGTCAATAGTGTCAGAACCTACGGGTACAATGTTCAAAATACCAGTGCCGTTATTACGGACCATTGTAAACCAATCATTACCTACGCTTGAGGCTGAAGGTAGCGTAATAGTTCCTGCGCCACCTTCCCACACTGTAAACTGAGCGCGGTTAGTAGAGTTTAACGCAGCATTTGAGTAGTAATTGCTTACGGTATATGATTGATTTAAAGTGTGACCGAGGGCTATCAAACCATAACCCGCTAAGTCAGCGGCAGTCGCAGCTGAAGTACCTGACCCAAAATTAATAACTGACCATAAACCTTCAGTGGTGTCGTTATTAGTTACAAACAGGTAAATAGAAACGCCTGAATCAACACTAGCGAGGGTTGTACCGTTATTGTCCTCAACAGTGAAGGTGTTAGCACTGACGTTAGTAATGATGACTGCCTGCCCAGTTGAAACTTGAGCGGCAGGGGGCATTAATAAGGCTAACCCACTGGCAGTGGCGTTTACTTCAACAATATTTGCAGCTACATTATCACTGGCGTTACCGTTAATTGGCCATTCAAGAGTAGTATTAACTGAAAGAGTTAAAGCATTGTACCCCACCTGAGAAGGTGAGATTGTCGCGCCAGTAAAAGGTGAAGTATATTCCATGATTAAGAATCCTGAGCAATTGCTTGCCTATCGGCAATACGTAGTTTGTCTTCATTACTTAAAGCAGTAATGGCTTCGGTATATTTTTGTTGAAAAATTACACGTTGATCGTTTTTAAGAAACGGCATTGCTTGAAGTAAAGTTCCATAAAGCATTGCATTCGGAGCGTTACGAGTTAACCAATTCGTTTGATTTTCGCTAGACAACGGTTGAATGCGCTCGTAGTAGAGAACTTCAAACGGATATGCAATGTTTGGAGTAGGTGAAACTAACCAATTATCATAATCATAGTCCGCGTAATACAACGGTGTATCAGTAGTTGTACCGCTGGAGTAATTGATTAGGTATTCATACTTACGCAATAAAACAGGCTGCTTTTTTCCGTTTACTGTAATATTAAATGAAGTTGTTTTACGCCACCTTGCAGGTTTCGGGATAATTGAATTACCCGCTTCCATTGTAGATTCCGCTACAGCCTGTTGACCTAATGACTTCATCATTTCAGCAATTTCAAATTCAGCGAGCATGATAAAGTTAGGAATTTGTTCAATAGTAGAAGCATCTTTACGCTCTAAGTACTGTAGTACATTAGAGGATAAGTTGTCATACGTCATTGCGTAGGCTGGAATGCTCATATTTTTATCCTAATAACCGACTAGCGTTACCGCGTACAGTGTCAATACGGGAAAGCCAACCTTTACCGAATGTAGGAAAAGTTGGGAGTGATTCATAGAATTCTTTTTTAGCATTTGAAAAGCGAGTGATTAATTCACTTTTGTCCATGACGTCAATATTCTGAAGGGTAACAGGACCAATCGATCCGTCCTCAGGTACTCCAATGGCTTTTTGCAATATCTTTATTGATCTACCAGGACCAGCGTTTACTGCAAAATCAAAGACTAAGTAGTCTACACCTGAAGGTAAATCATCGCACTTACAAGTATCCCAATATTTCTTCTCATATAATACGGCTACGTCATCTTTTGTGAGATTACGCATTTCTTTTTCGGATGTTGCACGACCTTTAAATTCGGACCAAGTCTTTGCCGTAACCCCGAGGTTAGTCATACCACCTGGATCCTTTGGGTTGTTTACAAAGCCGCCTTCAGATTCAAGTAGCATATTTAAAGATTTTTCAAAATTTTCAATCATTATTTTACCATCAAAGCGTTATATTTTTGAATAACATCGTTTCTTTCTATTTCTGTGTCTTGGCAGGACTTTGCAAACCCAATAAGAACTTCTGCATCTGGCTCAAGTAATCTGAGTCCTTGACTTGGTATTGCAAGGGTGGCACTTCCGTTTGTTTGTAAACTGGAGTTGTGCAAGCTGATACCACGATACTGATTAAGCAATAGCTGATAATGTGCTTCATTGGAATCCTTTGCATTTTGAGTATTTTGAGCAATTTTTGCTTGTTCTGCAACTACTTTAGTTTCATGTTCATAGGCTTCTTGATTAACTTTAGCAATCTTAGCTTCATAATGATCTGAAGTTACATACCAACCGCTTATAGAGCCAGCTAAAAATGCACCAGCAATAAAATAAACAGTTGATGAACCACCTGTAATAAAACCTAATAAAGTCTTAAACATTATTTAGCATCTGGTTCAGCACCAGCCATTTGTTTTCCAGCAACAGAAGCCGCACCTGATCCTGATACAATACCTAAAGCACCAGCGAGTTCGGTAAGACTAATCTCTTTACCTGTATAGATTAAATAGATTGCAGAACAACCTACAAGCAAGAATCCAAGCATCCATGCCCATTTAGCAATATCGTGAGTAGTATTATCTTTTCCAGTAAGAAGATGAGTAAAAATATCCATTTAACCTCCTAAAATATAAACACCTAATATCAGCCAAATAACTATACAAACGCAGAGCCAAGCCATTCGATCATTCATTTAATACCCCAAGTCAAATACCATGCTATGACCGCAGCCACTGCAAAGCAATAAATCTGAACCTTACGCACTTCTTTTACATCATGCTGAAAAGCCTCATTCGCTTTTCTTTCAAGATTTTCAATATCCAACTTAATCTTTAATACTGCATCCCACTCTTTTGCACCGTACTTCTTTACAAAATCAATCTTTAGCTTGGCTTCCTGATCGCTGATCTGTTTTTTCTTATTCCAATCTTCCAACGCCTTAATCAACGCTGTTTGCTTCTTTAATTCTGCTTCCCTCGCTGCCCTTCGCCTTTCATTGGCTTTGCGTTGGGCTACGTCTATACCATCCTGCTGAATACCTTCAATGCTTTTAGATAATCCTTTTGCAGCATCTCTGCTGCCATCAAGACTACCACTTAGAGCTTTTGCTCCTTCGGATATACCAAAAGGATCTGACATTTTTCATTTTTCAATAAAATGCTTAATTAAGTCTGCTGCAAAGTTGGGACCTAGTAACACCGCAATGATAATAGCGTAAAGCAAGTATTCAATTTTTTGCATACGCTTTGTGCCTTTTGCAAAAGCATCTTGAATACCTTGATATCGCTCTGCACAGATTGCTTCATGAGCAAATAGTCGTTTCTCGGTATCATTGACTTGATGTTCTAGGTTATCCATTTTACTTCTCTTCAGTTGGCTCTGCGGGAGTAGATTCAATTGCAGCAGGTTCTTCAGCTACTGGGGTAACTTCTAACACAGGTGTTTCTGCAACTGAAGCAGGTTCTTCAGCTACTGGCGCTTCTACCTGACCGATTGTGAGTTCACCGTTAGGAGCGATTGGCGCAGGTGGGGATACAATCGCAGCGGCAGGTTCAGAATACTTAATACGTACGTACGCAATAAACTGAGCAATTTCTGCTTTTGCTTTACCCTCAAAAGACTCTAAGTGAGCCTCTAGTTCATTTAAAAAGTTCATTCTGGATCCTTTGGAGTTTCTACAGGTTTGGACGCTTGAGCAGCGGCTTCAGTTTGAATAGCGTTAATCAAAGAGGCTACTTCTACAAATGGGCGACTACCCAAATATTGAAGAATACCGTTAATTAAGTCAGCTGATAAATTCATTTTTTAATTTCCTAAAAAATTACTGCTTAAAGGGAAGCAGATTACCCGTAATCATCCTACCAATGCTTTTACTTCGTCTTGGGTTAAACCAAGTGCAGTTAGTTTAGCTAGTGCAGAAGCCTTTGCAGTTGCTTGTGCTTGTTCTGCGGCTAATTCTTCGGTTGTTGGCGATGGAATTGATGCGTTTATAGGATTTCCGTTTGCATCAAAAGTAATAATTTGTTTATTTGCTTGATTTTCTAACAAAGAAATCCATTGTGCATCTGTAATTTCAACACAATCAGAAGGTCTTATTTCATTGATTTCTGAATCATAAAAACCATTAGTAGTTTTTGAATAATATTTAGTCATAATTAATACCCAATCGCAACATAAAAAATAGTTTGACTAGAAAGTAAAACACCACCTTGACTAACCAAAAATTTAACTCCAGTTGTATCTGTGTTTCCCCAATCTAATTGAGTAGCTGTTGTTGCTGAACCTGAATACCAAGCAGTTCCAGTTACAGTCCATATTGCATTTGGAAAAGTAATTGGAAAAGTATTTTTAACACTACTGACACTAGAACCCCATTGAATAATTACACCGCTTGGCAATTTTTGATAACCTGCTGAACTTTTAGATGCTGTTCCGCCAGTTGTTTGTGTGGTAGCATCAGAAAAAGTAATGCCAGCACTAGGAAGTGTTAAACCACCAGTTAAAGTTCCACCAGTTAAAGGTAATCCAGCGGTAGTCTGTGTAGTGCTATCACTAAATGTAATTGAAGGGCTAGAGCCATTAATAATAGTTGTCATTATGCTTTCACCTCATCGGCTGGTAATGGTGTGTTGCCTTCAGACACCCATTTTAAGTAGGCTTGGTAGTCTGTGTTGGCTGGGTCGAATGGGATGCAAGCACCATCTGATAAACGAATTACTTGATTATTATTGCCTAATAAATTGTTTACTAATTTATACATTTATAACTCCGCAGAAAGTGTAAAAGTATCTGTTGTTGCTACACCATAACCTTGATATGGTCTAGCGACAGTTAAACCAGTAAAATTATTAAACTGCACATAAACATAGTTATTTTGATATTGGTTTACTGAAAAACTAATTGAACTTTGAGATGGGTTTGCTGAATAACCATCTGTAATTCTTAATACAGTATTTAGATTAAATGTGGGATTAATAATTCGCATAGGAGTGCCATAAGTAACACATCCTTGAAATTGAGTAGATGCCGCACCTGAACCTACAACACTAGCAGTTGTTTGATAATATCGTTGGCATAACTGTAACTCTTGACCATACTGACGATACTCAAATCCAGTAGCACTACTTCCTACTTCTAGTTGAACACC